AATTCAATATGTATAATAAACAAAAGTTTTACATAAAAATAGATTTATATGGCATCAAACCATCACACCTCTGAGGTGTTTACTGAAAAACGTAAACCAAAAACTCCTATTAAATTTAAAATTTCACTTAATGAGGAACAAAAAGTAGCTAAAGATAAAATACTACATAATACCCTTACTCTACTAGCAGGTAAAGCAGGTTCAGGTAAAACATTGTTAGCGTGTCAAATCGCTCTTGAAAAACTATTCACAAAAGAGATTCAAAAAATAATAATTACTCGACCAACTGTATCTAAAGAGGAAATAGGGTTCCTACCAGGAAATTTAAGTGAAAAAATGGATCCGTGGGTACAACCAATTTATCAAAATATGTTTATATTATATGATAAAACAAAAATTGAAGAACTAATAGCATCTGGTGTTATAGAAATTGTGCCACTTAGTTTTATGCGAGGTCGTACATTTTTAGACAGTATTATTATTGTAGATGAGGCACAAAACGTAACTCACGAGCAGATGGAAATGATTGCTACTCGTATTGGTTTACGCTCAAAAATGATTATATGTGGTGATGATCACCAAGTAGATTTAAAATCAAAACGTGAATCTGGATTTAGATTTCTATATTCAGCAGCTAAACGAATTAAAAATATGTGTGCTATTACTTTAAATCATAACCATAGAGATCCAATCGTAGATGATTTACTTGCATTATATGAAGAGGCAGCAGATATGGGAATAGTATTAACATCCTCAGGTACGAGTGGAAAATCAAAAAAATAGCATAAAACAATTTTTTTATAATATTTATATCAAAACTATAATATGGCAAATTGTTCAAATACCCCTGTTACTGGTTGCTTAGATGTAACTATTCAGGAGTCTATTATCCTTCCTAACTATAATGTACAAAATTCATACAATACTTTTACGGTATGTGGGATTAATAATTACGTTACAAGAACAGAAACCATAGATTCAAAATGGACAGACTCTGGTATCGGTATTATATCATTTGTAAATACAGCATCAGCAGCTATCCCAGGTTCATTTGTAAATTCAGATGTTAAATATATTAGAATTACTAATTTCCCAACTAGTGCCACATTTGCTAGTATACATTGTATTAAAGATAATACTGAATCTGTAACATTTAAAGTAGACCCAGGAAAATCACTTATTTTAAGTAATGATGATTTAGAAATACCATCATCAACTTCATCTTCGTTTTCATATATGACTGAAATTAAAGCTATGGCTGGTAATGGAGATGCTACATACACGGGTTCTATTCAAATAGAATATGTTGTAGCTTCAATATAGATACATATTTAACATAAATTAATGGGCTCCTAAATGGAGCCCTTTTTTTTCATATTTATAACAAAATACAATTATGGCAAACATTCCAATTTGGCCAGGATCATCATCTTTCCACCCTGGAGATACTCCGTTCGGTTTTTATGATTATAATCCTGATTTTCAACAAGATGCAGATCGTGTAGCAAAGTTTTGTGCTTTACGTTTAGGATATCCTATTGAAAATGTTGAATTACAAGATATTAATTTTTATGCTGCATTTGAAGAAGCAGTAACATCATATGCTAATGAATTATATGGTTATCAACAACGAGAAAATTATTTATCTTTAGAAGGAGCAGAAATGTCATATGGTAATACTCAAACATCAATAAATAATTCTGTAGTTACTCCAAATTTAGGACCTATTATTGCGTTATCACAACAATATGGTACTGAAGCAGGTGTTGGTGGAAATGTAAATTGGTATAGTGGATCAGTAGCATTAACTGCTAGTGTTCAAGATTATGATTTAAATGTATGGGCTGCTGAACAAGGATTAACAGGTAGTGATGTAGAAATTACAAGAGTATTTTATCAAGGACCACCAGCAGTAAGTCAAATGTTTACTCCTTATGGAATGGGTATGGGTGCTGGAGGTGGATTTGATGGTGAAGCAGCAGCATTTGCGTTTGCCGGTGGTGGTTATGGTAATACCTATTTATTAATGCCTGTAAGTTATGATATGCAAGTAATTCAAGAAATTGAAATGTCTAATACAGTTAGATTAAATAACTTTACATTTCAACTAATTAATAACCATTTAAGGATATTCCCAGTACCAACATATGAAAACTGGAGAAGTAGAATATGGTTTGAATATTTACTAAATTCAGAAAGATTTTGTGCTTCAGTAGATACTAACCCAAATAAAATTAGTAATATATCTCAAATGCCTTACAGAAATATCGATTACGATACAATTAATTCTGTAGGTAGAAGTTGGATATTTGAGTATACACTAGCATTGGTTAAAGAAATTTTAGGATATGTTAGGGGTAAATATGGAACCATACCAATACCAGGAGCTGAAGTAACATTAAACCAATCAGATTTACTAGCATCAGCAACAGCAGATAAAAATGCATTAATTGAAAGATTAAGAGCATATTTAGATGACACATCACGTCAAAAATTACTTGAAAGAAGATTAGCAGAATCAAATGCTGGTATGGATGAATTAAATAAAGTTCCAATGACAATTTTTATAGGATAATATGGCACTTTACGGAGGAGCAAGAGATATCAGTATGTTCAGATACATTAACCGAGAGTTAATGGGAAATATTATTTCTGAAGAATGTATATATTACAAATATGTTTTAGCTGAAACTAAAGTAAATATGTATGGTGAATCAACAGAGGGACGTTTTTTTATGGAACCTGTTATTTTATCTTGTTTAATTGAACGTGAAAACCAAGATAACCCTATTACAGATATGGGTGTTGATTTTACGTGGCCTATAACATTTAGATTTTTAATAGATGATTTATTAGCTCCAACTCCAAGTGAACCTTGTGATGAAAATGATAATCCAAATAGTGCTAACTTAGTACCAGAAGTGGGTGATATAATTTTTTATCAAAATGGATATTATGAAGTTGATGTAACAAATGCAAATCAATTTTTTGTAGGTAAAAACCCTGCATACCCTTTTACAGATAGTAATGGTAATAATCCATTAGAAACAGATTTACAATATTTCGGTTGGAATGCATCTATAATATGTAAAACACATTACGTTCCATCTGATAGAGTTAACCTTCAATTATCAAGATTATAATGGCTGAAAGAAAAGTAACCCCCAAATCGCAAAGGCAGATTAGTGTTGACCAACATATTCCACACGATCCTGAAATAGGTAATCCTAATTTAGCATATAGTGAAAATAATAGAGGTACAAAACAATCTTTTAGAGGCGATAATGTTAAACCATTAACTATTGGCATACAGGATATTGACGAGGCTGTATTTTATTACTTTAATAACGTTATAAAACCGTCTGTAATACAAAATGGTGAACGCTTAGATGTCCCAGTAATATATGGTGCTCCTGAAAAATGGAAATCATATCAAAAAGATGGATATTATAGAGATCGAAATGGAAAACTTATGGCTCCTTTGATTATGTTAAAACGTGATTCATTAACTAAGGATAGAAGTATCACTAATAAGTTAGATGCTAATAATCCTAATAATTTTAATGTATTTACTAAAAAATATTCTCAACGTAATGCATATGATCAATTTTCAGTACTAAATAATAGAATACCAGAACTTACATTTTATGCATCTGCTGTACCTGATTATGTTACAGTATCTTATTCGTGTGTTGTATTTACATATTATGTAGAACAATTAAATAAAGTAGTAGAAGCAATCCAATACGCATCAGATGCATATTGGGGAGATCCAGATAGATTTAAATTTGTTGCAAGAATTGATTCATTTGCATTTCAAACAGAACTTCAAGCAAATGATGAAAGAATTGTTCGTAGTACATTTACTATTAAATTAAACGGATACATTGTTCCTGAAATATTACAAAGGGATTTAAATGGTATTGTAAAATATACAGAAAAAACAAAATTAATATTCTCATTGGAAACAGAAATGGGACCTGAATTTTATAATGGCGTTGTAACTAAGGATAGAGTAGTAACAGAAAAAGGATTTGATCCTAATTTAAAGGATTTAAAATAAAAATATAATAAACATAAATAGTATAATATTTATACTAGACATAACCCTAAACAATGGCAAATATAAGATTTTTAGACCAAGTAGCAGTAACAGCATTTGCAACTAATGGTAGTGGCGTAAGTACTTTACCTAGAGTTTTACTTCCTGGTCAATCATTTACCATTATAGAAAATACACAACAAACATTATATATATTCACTAATTTTGGTTTATTAGTAATAGATGCTGGAGCTGGATATACTGTGAATGGAATTACATATAATACAGATGGCGCTTTACAAGTAGAAACTTTATTAGATAATCAAGGAATAATAATTAATAATGGAATAATATATAACTCCCCAGTATCTATATAAAATAC